CACAACCGGAACTACCGGCAGGCGTGTTTCGCGTTGAAGCACCTGCAATAGCTGCTGCCCGCTGCCTTTATCTTCGATCAGAATCACGCCGGGGTTGTCGCGGGCCGCCATCGCCTGAACGCTGCGAACCAAATCAGGGAACTGCAGGCGAGCAGAAAAGCGGTCGGCAAGATAAAGACCTGCCGGGTGAACATCCCAGCGCGTCATGCTGGTCGGGTCGTTCAGGTCGTCGTCTTTTGTGCCGGTATCCCAGGAATGAACGATAAGCTGCGGTGCAGCCGGCAGGGTTTTGTATCGCCTGAACCATTCAAGCTTGAATATGCTGCCTTCGTCTGGCGTGGGTTGTTGTTGATAGAGTGCTGACCATTCGCGAGAACCGGATTGTTCTTTGATTCGCAACAGGTCATCGGCTGAATAATCTTCGGGCCAGAGTGCTTCGCCGGGCTGCCGATCAAGCGGGTCATTTTCTTCTGCGATTGCTGGCAGCGATAATACTTCCCAGCCTTCCGAGGCGTGATCTTTGAGCAGCCAGCCTGACAGGTCGTCATGGTGCCATCGGGTGTTCATAATAATAACGGCGCCGCCTGGCATTAAACGGGTGTAAGCAACCGAGCGATACCAATCTTTGAGCCTGCGCCGGTATGTTTCGCTGTCGGCTTCTTCACGGCCCTTCACGGGGTCGTCGATAATAAGCAGATGGGCACCGCGACCAGTTGCAGCACCACCAACGCCCAAAGCGAAATAGCTGCCGCCGCGAGATGTCGCCAGGCGTTTCTGGCTGGCGCTGTCGGTTGAGAGCTGACATTCCCGAAAGATCGCTTGAAACATCGGGTCGGCCATCTGATTTCTGATCTTACGGCCGAAGTCTTCGGCAAGTTCTTGCGCGTAGGTTGCATGAATGACATATTTGTCAGGGTTGCGGCCGAGATACCAGGCGGGGAAAAACTCCGACGTTATCATCGACTTGCCGTGCCTGGGTGGAGCGAATATCATCAGGCGCTTGCATTGTCCAGACTCGACGCGTTGCAAAGCGCTGGCGATTGCCTTGTGATGTCTCGCTGCTCGGTAGTTTGGCCATTGCATGCAGGCGTATTCGATCAAGTCGCGCCTGGCAAGTTCGGCCTTCACTTCGGCAATCGTCGGCAGCTTCATTTTGCACGCTCCAAAATCTTCAGCAGCGCGTGCAGGTCTTCTGCCGAGAGCTTGCTAAGGTCGTGGCTGACTTGAATACCGCCGCTTATTTCGTGCTTTTCGGTCTTCAGGCCGAGAATATCGACCATATTCTTGACTGCGCCGTTGGCGCCCTGCGGGTTCCATTTGTCGCTGCCGTCGTCAGTGCATTTATCAATGATCTTTTTGGTCTTACGCAACAGCCAGTGACGGTGATTGACTGATTTTCTCTTTATGCTTTTTCTGCGCTCTTCAACGGCGGCCCTGACAATAGCATTTGATAACAATCTTGCCGCTTGTTCTTGAGCTGATTTCGGCGCATAGCCCGCCCTGGTGGCCGCCTGCGTGCCGTTAAAATCGACAACATACTCATCGACAAAGCGCTGCCGCTTCGGCGGTAGTTGTTCGTATGCGGTTGTTTCGGTTTTCCTGCTCATATTATGCAGCCTTTAAAAGAGCAAGAAGCTCTTTTTTATTCTTTTGGTAATAATCTTTTTGACGTTTTTTCGCTTCTTCTGTTTTTTGATTTTCGGCAGTCGCCTTGTTATGACAATCTTTGCAATGAGTTCTTAACCCGTCTTTGTTGAATTTAAAACGGTAAAAAAAATCTGTTGTTCTTGGCAGATGGTTGCCGCATTTTGAGCATTGGAATAGTTCCACTTTGTAACCTCTATTCACAATGATATCAGAAATCTGATAGATTTTAAAGTATCTTGTGGAAAACTATGCTATAATTTCGCTATCCTCTCAAAAATCCTCTCACTTCGCCTGGCCGATTTTGTGCCAGGCTTTTTTTTGCATTTCCGCTTCGGGTGTGATAACCTTAACTTGCTTAGGGTTTTGCGGTGTAATCACACCTCAAAGCAAAAAGCCCTTGTGAATTGCTTTATTCACAGGGGCTTTTTTTTTATTCCGGTCTTTTGTTCCAGTCGAAGTCTGGTATTCCAAGAAGCCAGATGCAGCAATCTATGTTTGTGCAGCAAACGGTTATTCCGTCTTTCTGTTGTTCTGGCGCGTTGCCACAAAATGGACATGGTTTAAGGCTTATTTCTGGTTGTTTAATCACCACTCGCCCCTTCGATCTCAATCTTGAGTTCCCGCGACTTGGCGCAAGTGCCGTCAAGCGACACGCTGCAGTCTATCTGGCCGCCCTTGTCACACATGAAATTGCAGTATTTGTCGATAAAGTCGTTGATGTTCATTCCCCGCCCCTTTCTGCCGCTTCGTAGGTGGCCTCAAAAATATCCGGCTTACATGGGTATATTTCACCCCGAACGCCCTGAATAATGTAGTCGCCATAGCTTCCGATCATGTCTCCTTCAAGCGTCTTAATCGTGCAATAGGTCTTCTTGTGATTCCACGGGTTGCCGTCGTCGATCGCGTCATCGACCAGATGTGTAATAATCCTGTTTTTTGTCACTTCGCTCTGGAACCAATCAGGTCTCGGGTCTATTCCCATTCTAAAGGCTTCAATCACAATCGGCTTTTTTCTGTATTTCATAATCCCTCGCCCATTTCTGCCGCCGATAGCGCGGCCAACACAGCCTCAAATTCAGGTGACTCATTCAAGACCACAGAATCCACATTGCCGCTCATGCGGCTGTATTCGCCTGCAATCTTTTTTACTGCGTTCAGAGCCCCCCGCATCTGTTCGATCAGCGCGTCTTTGCGCTCGATCTCAGCATTAAACAACGACAAAAAACGGTCGGCCTCATTCCTGTCGCTGTTCTTTTCATCTTCTGACAGATCGGGATATCTCGTTGCCACTTGTCTACGCCAGCGCTCTACAGCCCATGCAGGAATAATGACGCAACCGTCTACTTGTTTTGATTTCAAAAATAAATACTCCATCCATCCCGCCCACTGATCGTGACATAACGCAGCCATTTTTTCGCGCATATCGGTAATCATTGGCGTTTTCAGCCTCTCAATCTCAGCCCGCGCCTCGGCAAGCTGCTTCTGCAATTCCGGTATCTGCACTTCTTCGTAATATCGCAGATCGCCCAAGTGTTTTATATTTTCTTTGACTTCTTCTTCCAGTTTTGCTTCCAGAGCGTTTATGTGTTCTTGGAGCTCTTCTTCGTGCGACTTTTTATTCATGCTTCCCCCTTCGCGGCACGAATGGCCGCCCTGCATTTGTTCCACGCCTTTTCCCGCGATTCTTGATATACCTCGGCGGGCAACATTGCTTCGATACATATCATCGTCGCTGAACTTATTGTCGATAAATTCGTAGATGTTCATTTTCCCTCCAGCATCGTTATAATCTGCTCAAGCCCGCTCTTGATCGTCGCCGAAGTCATCGACCCGGCGGCCATGGATTTCAGCAGTTCGCGGGGCACGTCGGCGGCTGCTGCGATTTTTTGTGATTCTGGGTGTCTCATTCCCCGCCCCTTTCTGCCGCTTCTAGCGCAGCCAACACTTCATTCTCTGATTCATATTTGAAACCCATCTCTTTCATCATAACGCTCAGGTGTTTTTCATTCGGGGTTTCAGGCTTGAAGTCCCCATAAAACCAGATCCTGCCGAGAATTGATAGCGCCCCGCGCATCTGCTCAACCAGCTTCCGCAGCTCCACTATCTGTTCATCAAACGCGACATCTTCCGGGCAGCAAGCGGCTTCTCGTTCCTCGATTTCTGCGAGTCGCTTCCGCAGCTCGGCGTTCTCGCGCTCCAGCTCATCGCGTCGCTGTTCTGCCGGACTTTTCGGCCAGTCTACTATTTTTATGTCGCTCATACTTCCTCCTTTCTTCATCCTTTTAACTCGGTCTAACAAACTCAGCGCCCAGTGTTTCGCAAAACATTCATGGCCTTTCAGCTTGTGCATGTCGCATTCAAGCACTTGAATAGTCAACACGACGCTTCTCAGCTTCTTTATTTCGGCTTTCAGCTCGACGTTCTCGCGTTCGAGCTGGCGAGCGAAATCCGAACTAACAGCAGTTTCTCCCGCGTTGAGAAAGCCAGTAAATTCTCTTATATCGGTTCTCGGCGTGGCGCTCATGCTTCCCCCTTCGCGGCTCTAACGACAGGAATTATCTTTATTTCGTTGGCTGGCCACCTGCATTTTCCACTTTTCCCTTTGCTTATTCGGGAAAACATTTCGTCAAGCGACTCACCGTCGATCGCCTCGTAAGCCTCTGTATATTTTTCGGCACAAACGCCGTTTTCGTCAGAGACGGCTCTTTCGACCAGAAGTATGTATTTATCCATATTATTCCCCCT